TGGCTCTTGCCTTGGCCAACTCCTGGCCCCAGGCATAAGCTAATTGAGGTTGTCCGGCACAGTCCTCGTCCAGACGATCCTGTCTGATGCGCAGTAGATCCTTACTTGGCAGGCTCATAAATGGACCTCCAGATAGAGATGACCAGAGTGATAGTCACCCAGAAAAGAAACAACAACACTGCCAATCTGGCAAGTGTGATAAGCGCTAGACGATAGAGTCTTCCCAGTTTCATGACCTGATAGTCTCCTGGTGCAAGCGATAACACGCTGCCACAAGTCCCGCCTTGCCGGAATCGGTCCAGTTCTCCCCGAATGTCTGGATGACCAGATAAGCCAGCGGACACAGGTTGCTGTGTCCCAACAGCAACTTGCAAGCATAGGCCAGGGTCTGGCGGCGTAGGCCCTCCACATCTCTGTCCTGTACAGGCAGGAGTACCGGAACAAGGTCCTTCCACTTGACCTTCTTGAAGATCAACTGACACAGGCTCTTGGGGAAGGAGTCCTGATCCAGGGAGACCGCTCCGACCATCGCCAACTGCTTCTCTGGTTCGGCGGAGAGGATCGCCTCCAGGATGTAGAGAGCTTTTCTGGCATTGCCATCGGTTCTGGCAATGATGGCATCCCCGACTTTCTCCGAGATGGTCCTGCTCTCTCCAGCAAGGACCCGCTCGATCATTTCAAGTACTTCCGCCTCACCTAGTGACTGCAAATGGATCTGGAGGCAACGCCCGAGAAATGTTGGAAGGATCCCGGATAAGTCAGAAGTACAGAGGATGAAGTGGACGTGGTCCGGTGGTTCCTCAAGTAGAGTGAGGAATGCCTGCTGTGTAGCTTTCGGCAACTGCACGACCTCATCCAGTATCCAGATGCGGACTTTGCCACCCATAGGTGCCAAGCGAACCTGATCGCGGATTTCTCGGATTGTATCAATTCCTCGAAAATCTGCACAGTTAATCTCCGTCAAGTTGAGGTCCGTGCAGCCAAGTTCACTGGCGATGATCCTGGCAATCGTTGATTTGCCAGTGCCAGTAGGTCCGTGCAGCAGAACACTGTGCGGTAGAGTCTTCCCAGCCAACTTGCGGCGCAGTAGCGTCACTGCTTGATCTTGGCCAATGACCTCATCCAGCCTCGTCGGCCTGTACTTGAGTGCAAGTTCTGTTGCCATTTCTTGGCCAGGTTGTGGTCCCTTCGCCATTTGGCGACTGTGTTCAGGCAGCAACCCACAACCCTGGCAATCTGTGAGTCATTGTACTTCCAGCGCGAGTACAATTGATGTATTTGCTTATGGTCCACTCTGGAGTACCTGTGCGACCGCCACACAAGTCCAAGTCGCCTTGCCAGAGACCAGATGGAGTGCAAACTTCTGCCAAGCTCTTTGGCGATCTTCTTGGTTGACCAGGGCAGTTTCGCTACAGGGCCATAGTGCAACCTGACAATGTCATACTCCTTGTAGGTCCAGGGTCTATTTGGATTTCCTTTCTTCATGCTGCCTCCAGAGATTTCTTGAGGAACCAATTCTCCCGAGATGCCTCCATCTCAACCGCCAACGGGACGATGATCCAGGGCCAGTGCTTGGCAACCTTCTCCACTGCAATCTCTCGCACGATCTGCACCACATCATGGAGTTCATTTTCAGGTACGTCCAGAAGCAGCGAGTCGTGGATTTGGTTGATAATCTTGGTTTTCATCTTGAGGCGATGAAACTCCTTGCTGATTTGCACCAGAGACCATAGGAGACAATGGAACGCGGAGCCTTGAATGGGATCGCAGATAACCTGATTCCGCTGAAATACGCCCTCCATTCGGAACCCTGTGAGAGTGTTGATCCCTCCCTGCTTACGATATAGGTCATACCAATCCTTGCGCCATTGATTGTAGACTCGGAATACATCGTTCCACATCTTGCGTTCGACAGATCGCACATGATACTCAAAGGTCCAATCACCTGGCTCCTCCTCGTAACTGCATGCCCCTAGCTCAGTTATGCCTTTGCTCGCCAGATGCTCGTAGAGGCTAATGCCAGCCGCCGTCTTCATCTTCATGGCAGAGATGGCTTCCCACAGAGCCGGGGCACAGTTGACATAGGTTGACCCGTAGAACTGTGGGAAGACCATCTTGTTCTTGGCGTTGTAGCGGATGTTTTTGGCCGACTCCCCAGCATATTCCTCCTCCGTGAGCATGTAAACCTCCAGGGCACGGTCCTTGTGCATGTCCCCACCGCCGGTGATGTAGTCGATCAGGACCGGATCCTTGTTGTAGCAGGCGGCGATCCGTACCTCCTGAGCGCCGTAGTCCACCTCCAGAAGCAGATCATAGCGGGGAATCACGCATGAGCGTATGATCTCGCTGATGCGTTTATTCCTGACGGGAAGGTTTTGGAAATTGATCTTACTACTGCTTGAGCGGTAGCTCTCCGTTGTGTGGAGATCGTAGAAAGGGTGAATGAAGCCGTCCACCGTTTCTCGCTTGATTCCGAAAAGGAAATCCCCCACTGCTTTCTTGAGTCGCTTGTGATCGAAGTACATGCGAACGAATGGCAAGTCCACATGCTCAAACGCTGACACATCATTGCTGGCCCCCATCTGCGGATTGCGCTTGATGCCAAGAAGGCCGAAGATGACCTTGCCAAGCTGTACGGAGGAGCCGAAGGTCATGGTGTTGCCAAAGTGCTTCCGCCACAACTGATACTCGGGGGCTTGCTGTAGAGTCTTTTCAAGTTTCTGCACTTCGGCCCTGGTCTCGGCAATGGCCCGATCCAGGTAGTCCTCGTCTATCCGCAGACCCACTCGTTCCATATCTGCAAATGCCTGTACTCCCTCATGCAGTAGAGCATAGGCTTCCGACGTGGCTGGCATCAGTCCATTCATGAGTTTGCCTCCTGGATGAATGCTTGAAGGATCTCGCATAGTCTCTGCGCCATCTCCGGTGTCAGGAGAATGTAGCAAGGTCCGCACCATATCCTGAGTGTGGGGTCTTCGTCAGGATCGCCTGGTTCGATGAGGCACTTCCAGCCATCGCGCTCCACAAACTCAACCTTCTCCATGTCTCAGTCCTTTCATTTGTTCAGCAGCGACCAGACACTCCAGAAGTGCATCTTGCCCGCAATATAAAAGAAGCGTCTCCGGGTCCACTTCCTTGAGTCGGTTGGGTGAGTTGCTGTCCTTGCCAGCAATATAAGGATCCAGATGAGAAGAGTAGTCCTCCATACCCAACAATACGAAAGCCTGGAACTTCAGGGAGCAGATACCTGGCTGGCAACGTAGCCAATGAGCCGAGACTACAGTATCCCAGAGCCAATTGTTGACACGGATGCCCAGGAACTTGGCAAACCATCTGCTCTCGAATCTCAGATTCGCTGCGATCTTGGGAATCCGACTGAGGAGCAACTCCTTGATCGCGTACACCACTTCACCTTGCCAGGGGAAACTGACAGTGACTCTTCCATCAGAGACCGCACAACAAATAATCTCTGCATGTGAACCATCAGGCTTAAGGGTCGTGGTCTCCAGGTCGATGGCGACCGGCTGACTCGACTGTAGAAAGAGGCGTACTGTACTTGCTGCTTTGTGAGGATCGAACAGGATAGTGACCTGTTTGGCATAGTCCGTGATCTCCTTCCAGGGCTTGTCCCTCAGAGCAAAGGCATCGTAGAGATGCCTGGTCAGGAAATGCTCGATGACCGGAGCCTCTGGTTTGTTGTCGGAGAGCGCTCGGTGCAGATACGATGGATGGTAGGATGGGCAGATCCAAGTATTCAGTTTCCTGGAGGGAATCTTCCAGCCTACCCACTTGCCCACTTCCGAAACTTCTCCGTCCTTCCAGGCCAGGGCCACGATGGACCTGACCGCCACCTCTCCCAGAGGAATCACCACATCAGGCTGAAGATCGTGTAGAGTGTTCGCAAGGTTGGGGCGGCAGTGGTTGACCTCTTCGGTCGTCGGCTTGCGATTCTCTCCATCCTTGGACGGTCGGCAGATCACAGCATTTGTGAGCCAGCAATCCCGGCGCATGGAGATTCCGACATTGGACAGGACTCGCTGTAGTTCCCTTCCGGCTGGTCCAGTCAACTGGGTATTGTGGTTGTCCTCCTGCTGTCCAGGAGCCTCCGCCACGATCAGGACCTTCTTCCTTCCCTCACCTGTGACTTTCATCTTGGGAGAGTTGCAAGTCTTGTACAAGCCACAAGCACCACAGGCAGGGACCAGAGTGAGTGGCCTGGATTGACCCTGGAAGGCTGTTGGACTGAAAAATTCAGACATGGTTAACTCCGTTCAATCGCGGCAACGAAAGTGTACTTCTCCCCGGCAACTCGCAAGGAGCAGTCCGTCACCTCACAGGTGGAGGATTTCTCCAATGCTTCCAGGAGCATCTTGGAAGGCAGAGAGAAGGTAATGGCAGGACCGACATACTTGTCGTAGGAGATGGTCTCTCTGTAGGTTCCACCCGCTGCCTGGCCCAGGACCGTCAGTCCCTCGTTGGAGAGGGATACTCTGACACTCTCTTCCGCCATAATTCCAGCCCTGGCCACGGCAACCTGCATGGCAGGAGGAAAGACCACTCGTTCGCCACGCAGTTTCAGGAACTGACTCAGATCAGGATACTTCTGTACGGCGAACTTCCTGACAGAGACCCGTAACTTAAGGCTATTACGAAAATGGAGCCAATTTTCCGTCTCCGCAGCCTCCAGCATACCCAGTTGGGTCATGCTGGAGAGGCTATCCGCTCTGGCAAGGACTTCTCCTGTGGTGAAGGTCGGGACGCTGTAGCGGATGATCCTGGAGTTGTCAGATGCCTCCAGAAACTTGGGCGTCATGTGCAAGGTCTCCAGGGCAAAGTCTGACTTCTTCTTCGTGCAGACTTTGACCAACTTGACTGCCTCTGCGAAGTCTGGAGAAAGTGGCTGGTAGACCTTGGGAAGTTCTACCCCCTCCAGGGGTAGAACAATCTCCATCTCCATGACCAACTTGGCTTCCTTGTTCTTGCCGGACAGAAGTAGAGTCTTCCCAACTTGGCCGACTTCCATCTCGTCATCATCCAGTGATTGGAGCAGATCCATCAACTTGTCAGCCCGCAGCGCCCCCTCCACACCTGTATCCAGGGCGGAGGGGATGCTGCAACTGACTTCCTGGTTCATCGTGTAGAGTCTGCCCTTTCGGAAGATTACGCAGGAGGACTGCTGCAAAGACTCCCTGGCGGAGATGCCAGGCTTGACCATCAGCAGACGCTGAAGAAAGTCACGGCGGGAAATTTGCGTCATGCTCTGTCTCCCGTCCTTCACCCATGAGATAATAGAGTCTCTCCGCCAATCGGAGACGACGGCACCTGTGACAAGGGCAGTTGCGATCATGCCCATCTGTGCCTTGCTTGAGCATCTCCTTGATGCCTTCCAGGATGAGAAGGCACTCCTCTTCCGTTTCAAGTCGGATCTGCACTGTTCACCTCTCAGTCAGCCACGATTTCGACCTTGAGTCCGGTGGGGTATTCCGCCAGGAGCATGTCCAGCAGTTTGTTGAGAGAGTCATTCTCGGAACGCTGGCCGACCTCGATGATGTTGACGATGCCCTCCAGTTTGCCCTTGAGGACCGTGTCATCCCAGGTAGCGGCATTGGTCTTGCCCAGGGAGACGAGCAGTTTGACTGCTCGCTTGCGCTTGACCTTCAGGACCTTGGGCGGATCCGCAACTGGCTCCGTGGAGTGGCCATTCGTCTGGGCGGAGGGCGTGAACTCTGTGAACTTCAAGCCCAACTTGAAAGCGATGAACTTGCGCACATCGGGCAGGATCCAGAGACTCCACTCCTCCTGATCCATCTTGGCTGGCTTCTTACCAGCATCGTAGATTTTCATGATGCCCTTGTTGGAGGGAAGTCGGAAGCGAGCGGCATTCTTACCCTCACCCGCCCTGGCCCCACCCTCGTTGGTCTCGCCATTCTTGCGCTTGGCGAGTTCCTTCAGGGCTGGGTCGATCTTGAGTTTTCCAGAGTGGATCTTCATACGCAGATCCGCGATCTTCTTGTCCAGGAGGAGCAAGTGGTTGTCCACATACTTCTTGGACATGCGGATCTTCGTGGCGATGTCAGTGGAGGAGATACCAGCCTTGCGCAGACTCTGGAATGTCAGAGCCTTGTCGATGGGAGACTCTCCCTCGCGGTTGTCGTTCTCCTCCAGGGCCATGAACTTCAACTGCACCATCGTAGGTTCCTCCTCGAAGGAGAAAACCTTGGCCTCGACAGTGTCTGGTTCGTCGTTGTACTTGGCCATGTTGAAGGCGGCAGCGATAGCACGCCTCATGCCGAAGATCACATCGTACTCCCCATCAGACAGTTCTCGGATACCGATGGGTTCCAGTTGGACCGCTCGCTGGCTTTTGGCGAGAGAGGCGATTTCCGGCTCATGCTCCTCGATCAACTCGACTGCCTTGACCTGATCCTCCGGCAGATCGGAGAAGAGCATTGCCCAGATGGGCTTCTTGTCCACAGTAATGGACTCAAAGAGACCATAACCCAGATTTTGCAGACGGGAGAGGACACCCATGCCCCGGCTCTGGGCAATGTTGGAGAAAATCCGCTCAAGTTCGATCTTGCGGATCTCAGAGCCAGTCAGTTTCGTTTCGACCACAGTTTCTTTCGCCATGATGCAAATTCCTCATACAGGTAGAGTCTTCCCAACACAGGAAGACGTGATAGACAAAATGTCCCGATTCCAGCCACTTCGGGACCGAGTGTGGCAAATCCCTTTAGGATCGAAAGGGTTAGAAAGGATCCAACTCAGGACCTGCTGGACCTCAGATAATTGACGTTATCTGAGGTGTCTCTCTACTATTGTTATAGCGGCAGAGGACCTGCCAGTAGCCGAAAAATCAAGGATTGGCCGTCTCCAGATCACCATGAATCCGGTTCAGGATCTTGCGGAGACGAGCATTGTCCTTCCTGGCATCCGCCAGTTCCCTGCGGAGTCCTCTGATCTCAGCCTTGAGTTGCTGAATCTGAAGGTCCCGCTGGTCTGTGGTCGGCTGGAACTTGCCGCCGGTCTCCGTGACCAGATCCTCCACCGCTGCCGTCCTGGCTGCCCGGTTCTGAGCCAGCAGTTCCTTGTGCATCCGCTTCAGGTTGTATCGGTTCTGCTTCCAGACCGACTCGTCCGGAATCCGCCGGATGAGTTCCAGCATATCGTGCAGGGGCATCGCACCGCAGACCTCCCCGAAGCACTCCTCCTCCAATCTCTCCAGGGCAATGATCTCCGAACCTCCACCGCCCTGCTCGGACTGGACCCACTCCTTGTCTGACAGCAGCTTCACTGCCAGCACAAGGCGGAGGTGAATCCTCGAACCTGCGACGTTCCGCAAGTTCACCAAATGTACGAAAATGTCCTGACTTGTCTCTTGCTTCGCCATCTCATGACTCCTTGAACTTCTTGACCATGTTGACGGACTTGACACACTTGTTGACATCACCGCCGCATGCCTTCAGCAGGAAGGCGGCGGCTTCCAATTCGACGGCAGAGAACGACTCCACCGCCTGGACAGTTGTGATCTTCGGCTGCTCCGTTGCCTGGGCGACGGACTTCTGCATCCTGCGTTCTTTCTCCGCCCTGTGGTCCCTCTTGTTGCCCCGCACCACCGCACGGGCCTTGTCTACGTGATTTCGGACGAGGGCGGGCAGCGGACGCTCGGCCGCTGGCAGAGATGCCAGCCGCTTCCGGACGGAATCCAGGATGGTGGCGGATGCAGCGTTAAGTCCCAGCCGCCTGACCTCTTCGACCACCACACTGATCATGGTCCTCCTGCCTGTGGCCCTGACCGTGGATCTGACGGTTCTGTCCGGGACCGTCTCCACGGACTGTCCGTTCCGCCTCCGCCAAGCTCCGT